TGACCGGGATATGCTCGGCATATGTCTAGGTTGCTAGCACCGTTCTCGACCATCATCAGGATTCGTTCCCAATCAGACAACTCGACTTCTTCGGGGGCTTCCCCGTGATGAAGGAAAACATCCCCATCTTTAGCGCAGTATGTCCATGCTTCGTAATCCGTGCCGTGGGCGGCTTCGACGTGATAACGGTTTGAACCAAGTCTCTTCTTCAGTGCTTGAAGGGTACATGCATTCTTCAGATGTATGAAACCCTGAAGATGTGGAGTTCCAGTCTCGCCAACCTCATTGGCGAAGATGCAGCGCTTCACATTTCCAAGTCTCAAATCAAGAAGGGCTTGCAGTTCCTCGGTTGTGGGGTTGTTCAATGTCAGGCAGTATCGGCGTTTTCTTTGAGCCATGATTCTGCGGACATCAAAGGGGTATTTAGATTGAACGTGCCTGCACTTCTCAAATCTCTAATTTCGGGGGCCGAAATCTGAAAGTCAGTATTACCTTTCAGATACCCCTGTGTAATTGTGCAGGGCTGAAGTTCCGCCCCGGAACCAGACCTAGGATGCAATCGTCTTAATCTTGGGTGAAGCCTCACCCCAGTGCAAAGACTCCAATTCACTTTCGGGTTTGCAAAGGGGCGGAAATTTAGCCCCTTTCCATGTTTATCAATGAGGACCGTATCCCAATGATATGGCCCGAAAAGGAAAAACTGACGGTGCATGCCACGATTTGACAGTTAAGTTGGATATGTCCAACATCTTAACCGCAAAGACTTGTGTAAACCTCCACTTGGAACAACTTGCGTCAATGGCGAATCGAAGAATGTACCAACAGGGTAGAGACTGGTATGTGTCTGGAGTTACAGTGTGGAGCCACAACACTGGTAATGACCCAATGATTTTCTCATTTGGTACTCTCCCAGATACATGGACAGTACGCAACGCATACAAAAGAGGTAGAGAGGCTTACAACCGTATGATGAAGGAGGCGGTCATCAACAACCCCGACTTCATCAGACCGAAGTGGAATGATTTCAAGGTCAGGATGTACACTGACGAACAAATCAGCGACCAAGGTGTGACGATTCGTCCAGACTGGTCGTTAGTGGATTCCCACGGTATTCCATATTATTGGCATGATGATGACATGGATTACCAATATTCAACCTTCTGTAGCCAAACTACTGACGACTCAGAGACAGATGAGTTCCAAGCCGCAATGCTTGGTGACCATGACGGAAGCCAAGGTGACTACGATGGATTCGTCGGTCTCGTCAGGTCGTATAACGACACTCTTCAGCCAGTCGCAGACCCTAATCCCTCTGAGATGATTGAACCCGCGGACCCAATCCTCGGGTTGATGGCATCGAGTGACTTTGCACAAGATGTGATTGAAGAGGTTCAGACTGAAGGCGATTTGCCGCCATACGCACCTCTTCTCGCTGCCTACGGTACAGGTCGAAACGCGACCTACGCTAGCAACTCCATCATACAGGCTTCCACTTGCATTGACAGTGGGAGCGGTCAATATCTAGCCCGGGCTCAAGGATTCAAAGCCCCCCTTGGAATGGTAGAAATTGTGATTACTCCACCAGAGACCGAACTTCTATCTGGTACAGGTGACTACTTCGTTACCTTCCACATGACGCCCGGCGATACAAGAGGGTACCACACTACACCCATCCAGTGATTTGAATGCCACCAACTCCGTTTCGTGATGCATTCAGGTGGCACCGCCAGCCAACGATGTATAAACTAGGTCTTCGACCTTTGTTTCCCGTTGAATACCGCCGCGACGACGAACTGGAGGCGTGGTTAGATGCCGGTGTGGATACTATCCGTTACGGTCCAGTCACGGCTTTCGTGAATTACCAAAGAGACCGCTTCAGTCCGATGAACATTCTTAAGGCTCATCCAACTGGGAGGGTTCTCCATTGGCTACTATTTTGACCGACCGTCCAGCCAACGACGCTGGGAAAAATGATCATTTTTCCCGAGAATCCAAGGCTCCGCCGCTTGATTTTTGCAAGGTCTGTGTCATAATTCTTCTAGGCTTGAATGCTAGTCTTGAGTCCGGACTTCTGTAATCCGACGACAGAAAGCAGCCCAAGTCTCCGGACTATTTTCTTGCACTGTGATGTATTGCTCATCAAATGTCCAGTTGGAGATGATGATTACCTCATCGAATTCAGCCCATTTGTTTGCATACCTCGCGGGTAGTTGACATGGGTGGCCATCCAACCAATTCAACATATCCCTGCAAGTGTATTGAGAGCGAAACTCCTCAAATACCACAATCTTTTGACCTTCGTAATCGCACCAAGGGTTTTTCTTGTCGAGTACGCGGTACACTTCGTGTCGATAGTTACCATCCTCATCATACAGGACACCACGGGTCTTGCCCGTTCCAGTGGCCCCATAGATGTAAGTCACCTTCATCTCCCTATAATGCGCGAGGGTCTTCCGATACTCGAAACGGTACCGGTCAATCGCAGCAGCGCAACGCACTGCTTGACCGGGATATGCTCGGCATATGTCTAGGTTGCTAGCACCGTTCTCGACCATCATCA